CAATTCCCTGCGTAATCATATGAACTCACGCTGTCTGTAAGTCTAGTGTAACCGTGGCTGTCCCCACGCTGAATAGCATGTGAAACCGTGACCGTAGTATGATTGCAATTCTTTTTGTACTGATGCAATGTTTAACCTTAAATTTATATATTATATAAGTCTTTTTGTCAGATGCAAGCGTTGATTGACATAAACTCTTTATAGTATTATAATTTATTGTATTAATTTTAAGGCCTATTTCTATCTCTTACTATATGCTAGTTGACTAGTAGGATGCGATCTCCTCTTTAAGAAACACATAGCGGATTCGACCCCGTATATGGCGCATTCGTTAAGGTAAGTAGTTTGGAACTTCAATTTATTTGAAGGTAGGCACCATGGCTAGAACCCATGGCGGGTAGTAGACTTTTAACTTCTCTATTTATTGTTAGGCACAAGCAAAGTAGCTATGAATAACTCCTTGTGACTGGACTGATTTATGACGGATTTCGTCCACCGTGCTTTAAAGAAAGTTGTTAGAATTAATCGCTACCCGTAGAAGGTCATTCCCTATTTTAGGGTGGTATTACCGGAAAACGCTATCACCATTCAAAAGCCGCCCCCGATATAACATGGACAAGTGCAATGTTACATCAACCCTGGCCCTTTTTGATGAACTCGACCTGGATTTCGACTTGGATTCTGATTTTGGACACGCTACTGATAACGACATACTTGAATACTCTATTCATTCTCTTGCCGCTTCTGCTGCTATTTGTAATATCCAAAATTTTGTTGAGTATTTTGATAGAGATCACCAGACCCTTCAAACATGTGCACTTAAATCTTATTTACAACAATTCGATTTTGATGCTGACCCTAGCCCCGTTTCCACGTTGTTCAGAATTCGCGAACACGCTCTCAATAATGCATTTATTTGCAGAGAGTGGGACCAAATCAAATGCTTCCTGCGATTAATGTCTTGTTCTGGTATTCCGATTTCAGTCACTGATGATGATAAGAACCCTTGCAGATTTTACGATGGTTATTCTAACACATATGTAGTTTACAAGGATTTTATTATTACGAAGACCGTTAGCGAAGACAGATTCCAAGGCAATAATACGCATGGCTGGAGCTATTCCATCAACAAACGTTACAAGGATCTCCGCTTATTGCTATCTGGCGATATTGAAACCAATCCTGGCCCTACTACTCATTCCAAATTTTGTGATGAGGAAAAAGACCGCCAGCAGAGGAAACAAATCACGGATATGCACCGAGAGATCCTCAAGTTGAAGAAAGCACAGGAAAAGCAGAAGAATTTTGTGCAACGTTCACTTGAGTTAGAAAAGCGCAACAGAAAGAAGAAAAGAGAAGCCAGCGCACAGCAAAAGCGCTATGCACAAACTCTTGTTTCTGAGACGTGCGCAAAGATCAAGAACGATGTGACTTCAGTTCTTACGAGTCCTTCTGCCCTTGCTGAAACCGTCAAAGCGACTGGATATGTTGCCGCCAATGTAGTACTCCCAGGATCGGGTACTGCGGCAGCTGCTGTCGTTAATGGAGCTAAATTATCAACAGCAGTTGATAAGTTAAATCCAACAATTGACATGATACAAGGGATTCTGAAGACTCTCACTGATGCTAGCGAGGAATTGAGGAGCTTTTTCAAAGTACCAGCAGACTATGATTTGCTTGGTATATTGATTTCGCTTGCCTCGATTGCTAACTGCCTCAAAGAACGTCAGTTACTCCTCCTAACTCTTCACTGTACCAACCTGGCACGTCAACTTGGCGTTACTATTGATACACTGATGAGTTTGGTTCCGGACTTTTCAAATATGGACATTTCTTTTTCCGCAGAAGGCAAAACTGAACGAGTTGGTCAATCTCTCGTTTCAGATATGTTTGCCACTGCTGCCAAACAGACCGATCTTCTTCCATTTGCTGGTTTTATGTCTTTCTTGTGCGGTGCTTTTTCCCTACTGTGTACGGGAACTGCACCAGTGCCGAGTGAGATGATAAGACATTTTTCAAATGTTGGAAGAGCGGCTCAAGGATTCAGAGCGTTGAAAGAATTGTTCACATGGCTTTTTGATTATATGGCTGAAATATACTATACTACTGTTTATGGAATGAGTGTTGAAGAATACAAATTCATCAAGAACTTCCCACAAATAGAAAGTTTGTATGCAGCAGTTAAGATAATTGAAAAGTTTGAGAAGACCCTGATTGACTCCTCACATCCTATTGCGACTCAAGTGCTCACTGTTAACCATGAATTGAATGAGTACCACTACCAAGCCACTAAGATGGGCTCCAGATCGAACGGACATATGATCGAGAGTCTTCGGAAGCGGATTCGGGAACAAGTAGAATGGTCTACACACAGCCCCGCCCGCTGCCACACAATACGTACTCAACCAGTAGCTCTATACCTCTTTGGACATCCAGGTGTGGGAAAAAGCGTAGCCACAGAAGTGCTGAAAGCGCGCATTTTCAAGAGATACCTGAAGGAAAAAGGGGTTAACTATGAGAATGCTGCATTTCCGCGGAGAGCCAAGAATGAGTATTGGGAAGGCTATACTGGCCAACCAATTGTCATTCTTGATGATTTTGGAAATGTCAAGGATTCTCAGCAGAAACCCGTAGAAGAGTATGAAGAGCTGGAATACATGGTTAACACCGCTCAATTCCCGTTGAAAATGGCTGAACTTAAGTCTAAAGGCGTCACAAATTTCACTTCGTCTTTTATTATTGCTTCTTCAAACCAGAGATATCCTGAGATTAAGTCTCTTGTTGATCCAGGTGCTGTATATAGGCGCTTCCACGTTTGGGCAGATGTTACCATCGACCCCAAATTCGGAGTCCCTATCGGCAAGGATGAACAAGGTAAACCTTATTATACCTTTGATGAAGAAGCGGTGGCAAAAGTGAAAGGAATTCCAGTTGACGAGGTCCCACCATTGACTGTAGAGCATTATCGCTTCACTTGTTACAGAGTGTTGCATAACAAGCAAACAGGCAATACCGAAGTGGGACTTATTCCGGGTAAGGCTGAACTCTCCTTTGATGAAATGTGGGATCATTTCACTTTCCAGAATGATTTCCGTAAAAAGAAGAGTGAAAACCTTGCCAACGCCATTCGCAAGGAAGCAGGAATTGAGAAACCCGCTCCGCCTCCAACAGAGCAAGAAATCATGGATGAATTTGACAGAATTTTTAATCCAGACAAATTTTTGGAAACTTTAGCAGCAGAAGATAAGTTCCAAATCAAATTGGATGAAGAATTCACAGAAGCAGAAGAAGACTCCATCTTCGGTTCTGTAGCTCATTTCTTCCAAGTTAAGCAACGCCTCAACAAGATTCGTGAGACTTTCGATGAATACAAGACGTCTTGCCATGCCGGGCTATCCCGCTTGTGGCAAGGTATGCGTTCATGTGTTAGTGTTGTGAAGAACAAGTTGTTGCATGTTGCCGAATTCTTGCTCTCGTTTTTGTCGTCAGCGGCTCAGACTACTATTCAATACCTACCTAGTGTACCAACTTCCAAAATTTTAACCGGTGTATGCACAGCAGCTTTGGCATTATTTGGAGTTTGGTACACTGGCCTGTTTCGTCGCCAGTCCTCTGACAACGGCACTGCTTGGTGCAAATTTAATCGCTCGCCTGATGATTCTGATTCCCCGTGTGATGCATGTACAACCTGTAAGATACTCCAGTATCCTAAACATGGTAACATGCTGGCTCACTTTTTGGAAAGGACGGGAATCAAATCTGTTCGCGATGATTTGCTCAAACACGGTATGTCGAGGGATGAGCTTGAAGACATTCGAGAGAGAATCAGAATTGAAGTGCCACGCCCGGAAGCACAGCGTATTATTGGACAATGTCCAGTACTGCAGCTTTCCGATCAGGGCTTCGTTGCAACTACAAAAGACGAAGCTTTTAAAGTGCTTGGTAACATCTGCTGGTTCAATTGCTCGTTTTGTAATCAGGCTGCACGTCTAACATATGACTCGCAGGATGAAGAAGATTGCATTCGTTGTGCCAACGAAATTATGCAATTACAAACAACTGCCCAACGTGTGTATGAGACGCAGCCACGTTCCATGAAACAAATGAACTACGCTCAGCGGGTTTATGAATCGCAACCCGCTGTTCCACGACAGAGACAGTTCGCACAGAAAGTGTATGAGAACAATCCTAGAATGCCCCGGAATCAGCGTTTGGCACAGAGCTTAGTTGAGTGCAAGACTGAAATGCACATCGGCGCTCGCAAATATGCGCAGCGCGATCGTGTTCAGATCGAACAAACAACTCAGGTTTTGCTGAATAATTCAGTCTGGATCCAAGCGGTAGATAAGAATGGCATGTGTAGTAGGAGTAATGGCGTCTTTTTAGTAGGACGTACAATGCTAACAACTGCACATACTATTCTGAATCCTCCGCATAAAGATCCAGTGGAATATATTGTGATCCGCAATCCATATTCCACAGAGGCTGCAATTAAGATTCCATACAAGGATTGTAAGATATCGCAAGTGTTCCAAATGGATAACTCTCCAGTGGATCTTTGCCTGATATCGTTTCCACCTGTAGTCCCAAACAGACCAAAGATTTTGTCAAAGTTTCTTGGGTCAGAAGACATAGATCTACTGACTGAAGGTGATTTGACTTTCTCTGGTTTCTTTGAGATAAAAGGTAAGACGATTGTTCAGGAGAAATATCCATCTTCGTTTTCCGTTTCATCAAAGGCGACTCATTACTTCTTGCATCAACCAGGAACGTGCCCCAAAGACCAATACCAGTGCAAGTGCCCCATCAAAATTGGCAATCACATTGAGTATGATCTGGAAACTGCGAGTGGAATGTGTGGAGCTTTGCTTTCCATTTCCAATCGTATGATCCATACCAAACTCATTGGGTTCCATGTTGCTGGAGGCGCTGGCGTACTCGCATTGGGTGCTTTGACAACTCGACAGTTTCTTGAAGCTGCACTGTCTGCTCATGTCGAGCGTTTTGGCATTCCGAAATCATATTTGATTGACGGACGACTGCCATACTCTCAGTCATGGGTGGATCCTACGTGTAAAGTGTCTCTTCTGGATGCTGGAGATTGTCTGAATGTAGGGCTGGCACCTGCCCCTGCAGCACCCTCCTTGACTCAACTCGCCCCGTCCTTGGTTTTCGATAAGATCCAAAAGCATGTCACAAAGCC